GATGCGACATCATCGTCGTCAGAGACAATCGCGCAAGATTAAAAAGACCTACGCTCCGAGAATCATCGGAGACAGGCGCGTCCCGAAGTCTGTGGGGATTGATCCCCTTCACTATCATGAGCTGGCTATGATAGCGAGGGGAGCGGGGCGCACGGGTTCGCCAGCCAGCATTTCATACGTCGTCGATGAGATTCTCATGGACTTTTTCAAGATGCATTCTCCCCGATACGGGGATGAAGTAAGGAAGGGGGGATAGGTTGAGAACGATTGCTCTCGACTCGCAGATACTGAACACAGTGTCCATGTGTGCGCGCAAGGTGGACCTCGGGTTCATCAAGAACTGGCGGCCCACCGAGAAAGCAGAGGCGCTCGAAAAGGGCGACCTCATGCACCGGATGCTCAAGCACTACTACGTCGCACGGAAGAATGGGCGCACGGACCTGCACAACGTCATCGAGGAAGCGGTTGCCATCGGGCGTGCGGCCACGATCGAGATGGACCTGAACGAATCGACCATCGACGAGAACATCAAGCAGTTCACGGCTTACTGCCACTACTATAATCAGGACGGCTGGGAGCCGCTTGAGGTAGAGCAGTCGTTCTCCCGTGAACTCTATCGTCGGGAAGATACCCCAGAACTCGAAGGCTTGTCGATTCTCTATGAGGGGGTCATCGACCTCATCGCCAAGACGCCTCATGGTATCTTCGTCATCGACCACAAGACGGCGTCGCGTCGTTCATCCCCGACTCGGCTCTCCAACCAGTTCATGGGCTACGCATGGGCGACTGGTTCCCATAACGTCATCGTCAACCGTATCGGTTTCCAGAAGACGCTGAAAGAGAACGAGCGATTCCAACGTCTGTTTCTGTCATATAACGATCCGCTGCTTATCGAGTGGATTCAGTCCGCAACATACTGGACTGAGATGCTCGTGAGCTACATCGACTCAAACTACTTCCCGCCCAACTTCACATCATGTGATAAGTATGCGGGCTGTATCTTCCAGGAGGTCTGCGAAGCTATCCCCGAGGTGCGCGAGTTCAAACTCCAGTCGCGTTTCTACGTCGGGGAGCCGTGGAGTCCACACACGAAGGAAGCATGATATGCCGAGGGCAAAACGAAGCCACCTTGGTCCTCACAAGTTTCTGAGGATCAAGTATAAGAGAAGGGACGGGACTGACTACGTCATCTTCAAGTGTCAGATCGCAGGTTGCTCCAGCCACAAACCCGCAGCCCTGTTGGTGGGTGAGGCATGTGAGTGCTGGAAGTGCGGACGGGCGTTTCAGCTCAACAAGCGGACGCTCCAACTCAAGAAGCCGCATTGTCTCATTTGCACGGGTAAGAGCAACGCCGCGCCGAAGGGCAAGGAGCACGTCGACATCAAGAAGGTCGAGGAGAATCTCGACGCACTGTTGGGAGGATCTCTCGATGACCTGTTGGGTGGAGGGTGAAACTCAAGTTCGGGGATAAGTCGTTTGGTGAAGTCGATGACATGAAGCTCAAGCTGCCTCCCGTCAAGCGACTCCGTCCAGTGGACGGCATCGTAGACCAGCTACTCAGGGGACACTGGCACGACGATGACATCAAACGGATTATCAACGCAGTATGGTATCGGGCACAGCAGGGTGTGTGCCATGACTGCAAGACTCAACGTGATAAACAGGGTGGCCGATACGTTTTCGTATGCAAGGAGTGCCATGATTCAGATCAAGAAAAGCAAGACAGCGGACACAAGGACGTGCGACTTCACAAAGGTGTCAAGAGAGCAGCTCCTCGCAAGCTCGCTCCAGCATCTCGGCGACGTGCACAAGGGACTGGCGTTCTTCGCGGCTCAAATCGTTGAGTGCGCGGGGCGGCACGATTTCGACAAGCTCTCGGACATCGACGGGTTCCATCGGGACTTCATCACGGGCTTCACTCAGACAACGTGGTGGACCGCGCACCGGCAGCTCAATCGTCATCACCTCACGATGAGCGATGGTGTGCGAGACGACGTGAATCTCATCGACGTGCTCGACTTCATCGTCGATTGCGTGATGGCGGGAATGGGTCGGAGCGGCTCCGTCTATAAGCTGGAGCTGCCACCGGGGCTGCTCGAAACAGCGTTCCAGAACACCGTCGACATGCTCAAGGCTCAGGTAGTTGTGGAGCCTGATGATGCCTAACTACAAGGTCATCCTCACAGAACTCATGCAATCGACGAAGCTCACAACCTGGGAAGAGACCTTCGTCGAGTCCTGCTCACGTCAGCTCGAAGCGAAGGGCTACCTGAGCGACAAGCAGATGGAGATTGTCGACAAGCTCTACATGGACAAGACCCCACGAATGGGCACGGTCGGTGATCAGGACACTCGCATGTCGCCATCGGAGCGGAAGACAAGCCGGATACGTAACGAGGGACGAGACTGATGCCACGAACCAGCGACATCGTGCTAGGCGGTCGTATCATGGCCATGCTCAAGGGAGACAATGGCTCTGGTAAGACCGTTCTAGCGGCGAGCTTCCCCGGACCCATCAAGTTCTTTATGTTTGATGGCTCGAAACTCGATGTGGTCAAACTCTTTTTTCCGAATCGCACGGATATTGAGTATGATATTTATGGAGCGAGAGAAACTCGCTTCAAGGATGCTGACGGCATGACCGTCCACATCAAGAGTCTGGTGCAGTTCGCTGAGGAGTTCAACAAACTTCAGGATTACTGCCCGTGGGCAACCGTTGTCCTCGACAGCTTCACCTCATTCTCCGTCACCTGTGTGACGTTCCAGTTGGACGTTCGCAGCGCATCGGAACAGTCAAACAAGAACCCACTCAAGTCAAAGGGTGGTCTTGTGATACCGGACTTCGATGAATACAAAGGCGAAACAACTTTGGTGACCCAGACTCTGGATGTCTCCAAGGTGCTTCCGTGTCATGTCATCTGGACTGCACACCCTCTCCCCAAGCTCGATACGTCGGGATCGGGAGCCGGGATGAAGGTCACCAAGACTTCATCGATTGCAGCCTACGGTGCGAAGACGGCTGCGATGGCACCGAGCTACTTCAACGAAATATGGCACCTGGAGACTCGCGCTGATTCGTCAGTGGCGGGTGGTCGCCAGCGCATCATCCATGTTCAGACGATTGGTGAGCAGTTCGCAAAGACAGCTTTGCCTCTGCCTCCGTCGTTTGACATCACCAACAAACCCGGCTTCGCTGAGGTCAAGAAGTTCTTGGCTGAGCACAACGTCAAGTTGCAGGAAGCCGTGACCTCGAAGGCAGCACAGGAAGCTGCGCACGCAGAGAAGGAGGAGATTCGGAAGATTGTGTAGCAAGAACCCCTACTGATATCAAAGGTTGGGGGTCGTAAACCGGCACATAGTGCCACTAGTGATAGGTAGGTTCAGAATGGGAATGCGTTTTCAGGTTACTCCGCAGGACGTCAAGCGCAGCAAGATCGTGCGCCCCGGCTGGTATCTCGCCAAGGTGACGAAGGTCGCCCTGGAGGACGCCAAGGACGGTCAGTCGAAGAACATCGTCATCGACCTGGAGGGACAGGAAGGTGAGGTCCTCGGCGTGCCGTTCAAGACGTGGATTTCCGAGAAGGCCCCCGGCCTCGCGGTGCCCGTCATCAAGGCCTTCGGCGGCAAGGTCACCGAAGAAGAGGGCTCGGACTTCGACTTCGAGAGCTGCCTCGGCAAGACCGTCCGCATCGAGATCATCACGGACAAGTATCAGGGTCGTCCCACCAACAAAATCAACGACTGGGCGCCGACTGCCCTGTCGGGTGGCTCGACGGCTCCGGCGGTTCCCGTGACCGACTTCGGCGGCTAGTAACCACTGGACTCCTCGGTTCGTGGGGAATCGGGGAGTCCTCTTTCGTCATCATTCGTAGAAACGCGCACAGCAAACAGCAATAGACAGGGAGAATCAGAGTCATGTATAACATGCACGCAGACGTTCCGGACCCCGCCGACCTCGAACAGCAGCAGGATCAGGAGCGCATCGAACTCGACAACGAAATCGAGGAGCACGAGGCTGCCCTCGGTGAAGAGACCGACGAGGACGAGGATGAAGACGACGAAGATGAGGACGACGAGGAAGCTGACGAAGACGTCGTCGAGTAGGGCGACCACTTAGACTTCCTGAGTAGACCCGGAAAGGCTCGAAAGGGTGACTTCTCGGTGCTAGCCCGAGTGGTTTGTTTAACCGGAAGACGGTTTTCTATTAACCACGCAATTTGAAAATTGAAAACCGCACATTTTGTCAGAAGGTGCAATAGATGAAAAAGCTAATGATGACAGTGGGGCTTCCCCGTAGTGGTAAGACAACGTGGGCGCAAGCAGGCCGCGCCCCAATCGTCTGTCCAGACCAGATTCGCTACGCGTTGCACGGTCAGCGATTCATCCCCGAAGCTGAGATGTTCGTTTGGGCAATCGCACATTGCATGGTTAAGGCTTTGTTCCTCGCAGGCCATGACACGGTGATTCTCGATGCGACAAACGGCACAAAGGCGAGGCGTGAGGAGTGGCGATCGAAAAGCTGGGTGCGCGAGTTCGTGTTCATCGGAACCCCTAAAGAGGAGTGCATTCGTCGGGCCATCGCCTTAGATGACAACTATATCGTTCCCATCATCGAGAAGATGGCAGCTTCATGGGAGAACGTAGAAGCGGAGGAGGAAGAACTTCTATGAAGATACCTGTCGATCAGATAGAGTTCGTCCCCACGAATCTAGAACAAGACTTCGAGGTCTACGAGGGTCAGCAGCGCCAGAATCTTCTCACTCAGCTTGACGACATGGCTGATTCGATGAGGGAGCAAGGCCAACTGCAAGCAATAAGTGTTCGCAACACGAACAATTCCGAAAAGCCATATCTCCTCAACTTCGGGGAGAAACGCCTCCGTGCGGCCCTCAAGCTGGGTTGGACGGAGATTGAGGCTATCGTTGAGGATTGCACCGAAAGGGAAGCAACCTTCAAGCGAGTCCACGAGAATCTCCGTCGGTTCAATCTGCCGTGGTGGGATCAGGCGCTCCTCGTCGAGAAGCTCCACACCATGAGGCAGGAGGAACACGGAGTAGCGAAGACTGGGAGACCGAAAGTATCAGAAGAAGAGAAAGGTTGGTCGCTCCGTGACACAGCCGAAGAACTGGGGGCTGCCCTGGGAGCAGTTTCAGAAGACATCAACCTCGCCCGTGCAGTCAGACTCAATCCTGCGCTTAGGAACGTCGCAGACAAAAGAACAGCTATCAAGCTGGTCCGCCACGAAGTTCGACGCATCGACGCTGAGATTGAGGCGACCGCCCCAAAAACCACGGAAGTCGACCAGGTTTACCTGGGAGATTCTACCTCCATCCTCAAACTCATCCCTGACTGTTCGGTTGACGCCTGCATCACCGACCCACCCTGGCTCCGATTCTTCGATGAGAAGCTCACCCGCGACGCGCGCACGTTCCCGGTCTTCCAAGAAGTCTACCGAGTCCTCAAGTATCCCGCGATGTGCTACGTCTTCATCGGACTCGACGATTGGCCACACTACGCAGGATACGACAGGATGCTCCCCGATGGCAAACTCGAAAACGTCAGAGGCGAACTCATGCGATGCGGATTCGACGTCGCCAAGACCCCCGTCATCTGGCACAAAAAAGCGGCCATGTCTCGTCGCGGAGTTAAGTCTTGGGAATATGACCGCGACTTCGAGCTTATCCTCGTCGCAGCTAAGGGAGCTCCTGCGCTTACTAAACCGACCCGCATCTCAGGGGTCAAGAGCTTCAACGCGGTTCCTCCGAGAAACCTTATCCACCCTCATGAAAAGCCACTGGATCTGGTCGCAGACCTCCTCCAGGACTCGACGTTCGACGGGGCACTTGTTCTCGATCCGTTTGCAGGAAGTGGCGTTGTCGGACAAGCCTGCAAAGAGAACCGTCGCAGTTACATCCTCATCGAGAGGGACAAAGAACGCTACGAAAAAATCCTCAAGAGGCTGAACAAGGAGCCAAAGAATGACAATCTACCTAGCAACAGCGTCGGAACTTCAGAGCAAAGTGAAAGAGTTGAGGAGCCACTTCCGCCAGAATGGACTTAAGGTCAACGCGGACTGGATTGACCTCGACTTCTCACTTCACTACAGTCCGGCGCAGCTCGATGAGGAAGCACGCAAGGATCTGATGGCGATTGACGCGGCGGACGTGTTCGTGCTCTACAATCCCATGAGTCATCAGCGCGGGGGCACGGGCGGACGGCATGTGGAGATGGGCTACGCTCTCGCGCGCCAGGTTCCGGTCATCGTTATCGGGGAGAAGCGGGAGAACGTGTTTCAGAGCCTCAACGAGGTCACCTTCCTGGAGTGGGCTAACCACAAGCGCATGGACTTGTTGGCTGAGGCACTGATGTTGGTTCTGAGGGAGCAGTATGCCGAACTACGTGAAGGGTCAGGGACCGTTTAGTGCGCCTCTGATGGTAGTCGGCGAGGCTCCCGGTGCCGTCGAGGACGAATCCGGTATCCCGTTCAGCGGTCCATCAGGTCAACTCCTCAACGAGATGCTGGAGACAGCAGGCATCCGTAGGGGAGAGGTCTACGTCACCAACGTCGTCAAGTATAAGCCACCGTTCAACAGGCTTGACAACCTGGGTGGCATTGGTATCTCCATCGATGAGCAGATTCCCGAGCTGTGGGATGAGATTCACGCAATCAAGCCCAACTGCATCATCGCTCTCGGGAACCTTTCTCTGTGGGCGCTGACGGGTAAGGGAACGCGGGTCCGTAAGACTGAGAAGTTCTCGGGCATCACGACCTGGAGAGGTTCCATCCTGACGGCGTTGCAGGGTAACTACAAGGTGCTGCCCACGATTCACCCGGCAGCCCTACTCAGGTCACAGTCGGAAGGAGTGGTGCAGGAGAAGGCTATTAGCTATGCCTCGCGCCTCTATATCCAGCATGATCTGAACAGGGCTGTCGAGCAGTCACGATTCCCTGAGTTCAAGCTACCGAGAAGGACGCTGGAGGTTGGGCGTAGTTCCGTAGACCTCTGGCGCTTCCTCACGAAATACTACACGGAGCAGAAACTTCGTGAGGTATCGGTTGACATTGAAGTCCTACATGCAATGCCTGTTTGCATAGCGCTGGCCTTCAATGAGTGGCATGCCATGTCCGTCCCCCTCATCGACATCTGGAAGTTTCAGAGGAAGCCCTCTGGTATCTCCGAGGGGGAGTTCATCAACATCTGGCGTGTGCTGGGTGACTTCCTTAGTTTGCCGGACCTCAAGGTAATCGGACAGAACTTCAAGTTCGATGACGCGAAACTCCGTCGACCATGCGGGATGGTTGTGCAGAACGTGTTTTGGGACAACATGCTCGCGGCTCATTCACTTCATTGTGAGCTGGAAAAGTCCCAGGCATTTCTCGGCTCCATCTACACAGAGGAACCATACTACAAGGACGAGGGAAAGGAGTTCGACCTCAAACGGTCTCCCGTAGAGCAGCTACTCCTCTACAACGC